CCTCATAGAGATGGACTCTGGTTATAGTTATCGAAGTATAAGTCCCGTCAAGGTTGTCGTCTATCGATACTGCCGTGACCGACTGCAAATCAATATTATTGAGCCAGAGCAGGTCCGTATCATCCCCATCATAATATTCGTCTGTGACTGTCTGGACTCCCTTCCAAGTCCTGCCTGTCAGTTCGTCTATCCTCGATGTGACCCTCTTGATCATGTCATAAACAGCATTGTCGGAGAATTCCGCAGCATCAACTCCAGAATATCTTCTAATTTCTGTGATTGAACAGTAGACTGCCGCGCTTGTTATCTCGGTATCAAGAGTCAAATCCTGATCCTTTGAGCTTCCAGAGACGGTAAAGATTGCTTCCTTGTAATAATTGCCATAGGAGACAAAAAGGCTTATCTCATCGCCGACAGAATAGCCAGAAGTGAAATTTGCCAAGTCGAAAAGATACTGCCCTGAAGAATTTGTGTCCTGCGTCTGCTTCTCGTTTGTGCTGACATTGCGGCAGATTACTCTTGTGCTGGCCAGAGGAGTCGTAGTTCCGTAATCATAAACAGTTCCGCTTACTGGGAATGGTGTGGAAACCATCTATCCACCTCATTTGAATACTGTCAGAACTTCGCTTCGTCCAGCAGTTTCGGATTCAAAGACTCGGATGAACCCGCCGTCCATCTTCACTCCAAGATAGCCTATTGGCAATATTGCCGTGTCCCCTGTCGTGGCGCTGGCTGCGGTGCTTTCTACCCTGAAGACAAAAGCATCATTCTTTCTGTCATAGAAATCAACATAAAGTCCAGCTGAATGTGAATTTGAATGCGAAACAAATGTGATAAAGGAATCCGCAAATGGTTCTGAACCTGCATGCAATACCATATCTCCAGCAGAATAATAACCCGTGGCTGTCACGACAGTGTGCCTCTTGCTCAGGCTTCTCTGCGCGCTGCCAAGTCCATAAACTGCTGTGACTTGAATTTTATCTCCATTAGAATAATCCGATGTCAGGTTCGCCAAGTCAAGAAGAAATTCTCCTGATGCATTGGTTTTCGCTGAAATCTTCTCATTTAAATTAACATCTAAAATAATAACAGTCGCACCAGAAACAAGGGTTGTTCCGTCCCTGTCATAGACGACCCCATCGATAGGATATGGAGTTCTGGGCATCAGAACACCTTTCCTTTAGGATGTCTTATATTGACATCTTTGTGAACTGTATCTGGATCGTGATATGAAGTAATTCCTGGGTGTTTGTGATAGACAATTACGCTTTTCCCATCCAAACTCTTATATATTCTTACTCCCCATCCGTTCTTTACGAACGCCAAAAAATACTTTTTTATGAGAGCAACTCCTCCAGCAGTTGCGAATATTAAAACCAAGACACCCACGATTATTTCTTCTGTGTAATCTTTAACACATTCTGGGCATTCTGGGATTGTTGTGGTAGTTGTCTCTGGGACTGTTGTGGTGGTAGTTGTAGATGGAAATATGCTAATCAAATCAAATTCGACGAATATTCCTAAACTGCCTGCTGTGTATTGGGTTGTCTGTATGCAAAAACTACATATTGGAATTTCTATCCTGAATGAATCCCCGTCTTGATATTTTTGGACTGAATTCGCCCAGTCTATCAACCATTCTCCACCAGAATTCACAGCAGTCTGAAGATATTCTCCTGTCCTAAGATTTGTCACTCTGACACCTATTCCCGCAGGCGAATTAGCTACTTTACCACCGATTGGTAAAGGTGAAGTTGTTGCTTGAACTAAAGAAAAAACTAACAAAGTCATCAAAACTGTAGAGATGATTATTTTTTTCATCAATAGATCGCCGTCCTGTTTAATATTGTCTGATTCACATTAGGCAGTATCCATACTGCTGTCCCTTCTGGCAATATAATCTGTGTTGGAGTCAGCGTTGTTCCAGAGCATATTGACAATCCCTGTTTGCAGGTTATGTAATATCCGCTTGATGCGTTATACCAACTAGCATAGCTTATATTTACTGCCGCTAATGGACAGGTCCCTGCCCTTGCTGATTCGTTGTTTGCCATGTTTGCGCTACAGGCATAGAGAGTCCTGTTCATTGTCACATTGTTCAACAGACCAATCTGATTCCAAGAAGTGCTGTTTTTATCTGTGTAATTCAAATATAGGGTCACATTCTCTGTTGCATTTCCCGGTAAAATCCATCCCCCAGTGGATACAGTCCAATCTGGGTTGATAAGCCAAGTATTGCTGGTGACATAGACATAGACTGCCAGACCCGGATACAATTTAGTGTCATTGTTTATGCTTGATAGTGAAGTTATGTAGGTTGTGTAATTGCCATAAGTATTGCTAAAGACTGATACAGATGTGGCATTTTTCACATTGTTTCTGACAAATTCATAGACTGTCATGTTATGGGTTGTGAAATTTGCCCCAACAAAAGTTATCAGATTCCATCCTGCACTCAATAATGTTGATACTCCAGTCACATTCGCGCTGAGTCCGACATTTCCTGCCGTATCGTTCGCCCATCCTTCTATCCTGAATCTTCCATTGACTAATGAAAAGACAGATGACATGGCTGTGTTATTGAACAGCACAGTGCAATTTGTATTCGCATCATCTACAACTGCCACAGGCGTTGGATATGTCCCATAGAAGTATTGCGGTGTGTCTGAATATCCTGAATTGTTGTAATATCTGATTCCGCATCTATCGAAATTCCTGTCTGTAAAATTGAAAGTAAAGTTCCAGATTGAATTGTTGTTATAGAGCGATCCATTGTATTTCGTGAATGGGATTGCTGGATTTGTCTCGTCTAGCTTGAACTGGATATTGACCATTGCCGCAGTTGAATTTTTCCATGAAGTGTTCCCATAAGCATCTGTGCAGTAATAGGTCAGATTATGATAGCCATTATAAGTGCTTTCTATCCAAGTCAGCGCAGAACTGTTTATATAGGATGTTCTTACTCCTGATGCATTACTCATAGCTACTCCAGCTGTCTTGTTAAGCGAATAATAGCAATAGCTTACGGTATTGTTGATTGTTAAATTGAGCTTTGGCTCTCCAGCATATACTGTCAGATTTGACAGAGAATTGTCTGTGATTGTCAGAGTATTCGGAGCAAATTCATTGATCGAATAAACGAAAAAACTTCCCATTGAAGCGCTGTTGTTTATCCAGCTTCTATTCCCATAGGCATCATCACAATATCCTGTCATGTTTCTGGTTACATTGTTGTTTGATACCCAAACTACAGCAGAACTATTGGTGTATTGGGTATAATTGGCCGCTGCCGTGAGTGATGTCGCCGATCCGTCTAAAAATATGTTGCAAGAAGATACAGTCTCATTAGCATTAAGATTGATTTTCCAAGGGGCGCTCGTGTAAAATTCCGATTTGTTCGCTGTATACCAGTTTGGCCCATAGGCAGGATTGAACGATACATTGACAGTATTCGGACTTTTTTCATTTATCTTGAAAACTGTCCAATTGGCCCACATTATCCCATCAGTATCATTGACAGCAACCTGAGGCCATCTAACAGAATTCGCTCCTGACGAATTCCATACTAAAGCAGTAGCATTGGTTGTATTTCCTAAAGTATCATTTCGTAACCATGCGATTCGCGTCCCATTCACAAAAAGACTAACATTATATGAATCTGTCAAAGCGCCTGCCGTATAATTTGTGATGACTTTCACTCTGAATGCATTGGAATAAAATTCGGAACTATTAGCAAAAGTAGCATTATTGAATTCTATGCTTGTTGCATTTGTCCAGGCATGAGCAGAAATAGACGATAAAAATAGGAAAAATGCCAGTGCCATTAAAGCCGCTTTTAACCTGAAGTTAAGCATAATAAATTCTCCTATACTCTTTTGTCTGTTGTTAATATTTATAGTTTATTTGAAGTATTTTGCTATCAAATCCAGCTTGATCTTGTCTACTCCGCCAACCCTGAATTTCTTCTTTTTTATGTCAGATAGCATTTCATCTACGGAATCGTATTCCTCGGCTATCTCCTCGGCCATTTTAGGGCCTATTCCCTTGATTTTTACAAGTTCATCTTCTATTTTTTTTTTAACTGGTTTTACAGGTTCCTTTGGTTTTTCTTCCTTCTCCACCTTGATCAGACCCTTTAATACTGCTCTCCAAGCCTCATTATCTGGAACATCCACTACCTCGTTTGGAGACGCAGAAACCCATCTTACGCTCCCATCCTGTAGTGGGATAGCAAAGGATTTAAATGAACCTGTCAAATTCTTGAATTTCATGTTATCTCCTCAATATCCTACTATCAACACGCCTACATAGTCGTTTTGCGTAGCAGTTACAGTTACAGTGCTCCCTGACCAACTTGCCTTAACTACTCCAGCGCTTGTCTCGTCTGAAGCTAAAACAGCCACTATTGTTCCAAATCTGGAAACATAAGTCGCTGTAGTCCCGCCTGTAACCTGTCCCCTGACTATTTCTACGGCTAATAGACCTGTTAACTCTTTCACTTTTGAAAGTGCCATGGTTTATTCCTCCATTTAACCAAATTTAAAAAGGGGTAAAAAAGACCCCCTTTACTTTTTAAAGTTTTACACTACCAATGCAATTCCTTTGATTGCCCCAGTTGTTGCGCCTGTCAAATTAATCAGATTCGCTGTCGTGTAGTCTACTGTCACTGTGTCTGCTACGGCATCGCTCGATCCGTTTTGGACATGAGCCGCTGCCCATAGAACTTTTCTGTAACTTCCGAATGTTATTGTGTCATTCTGTGCTGTCTTTGTCGCTGAGAAGTAAATCAAGCTTACTCCCATGTGCGGAACGCATTCAATTACTGATTCAGTTAGATCGCTTGCCATGTTTTAGCCTCCTAAGCCAACGCGTATATCCTATAGCACCAAGCCTCTTGGACCATGATCATGGTAAAGTATTCCTTTATCATGAACTTGTATGTATCCGCAGTCTTGGCGAGTTCTTCGAAGGTTGCATCCTGTAGAACTCTAAGCTGTATGTTTCCCTGTTTTCTTACTGTCAATACTAGCAATTCTCTCTCTGTCGCTGTTGTTGGCATGAACAAATCTGGAACTATCGGGACACCCTCAAAGACGACACTTTCGATTCCGAATGCTATATTTCCTGTTGGTGCAGGATATCTTAGCAAGTCCTGAATCAAACCTTTCACGTCATCTAAGGTCTTGTAGTCTGTCACTATCAAGTCTGGTTCTCCCTTAGCCTCCCTGATTACTCTGATGGCATCACGAAGCAACGCCAATGTTATCTTTCCTGTTCCCGACTGGTTGGAATAGTTTGTTGTTATCAAGTCTATCAGACCTTGGAATGCGTTTGCATCCGTCACTCCACCGTCTGTGTCTCCTGATGTCGGATTTCCGTTGATTATTGTGTTTTCCTCAAGTTCTTTGAGGCTTCTGTATTGTCCTTCAGTCTCTATTTTAAGGGCATCCTGCCATATCTTGCTCGCTACCATCAATGGTCCTGAAAGCTCCCCAACCGCATAGGCAAACTTTATTGCGCTTGCCACACGTGCATAGGTCGATTCAGCAGATGCTAGTGCCTGAGTCTCAGCCTTCCATTTTGCCGATGATAGGGCTGTCCTCTTCACATAATCTGCAAACAAACCACTGTTGGTTACTCTTGGAAGGAGTCCGCTCGCAAGAGGTGTTGCTCGGAATGTCAAATCGTAGAGGCTGGAATCAACTACTGTTGGGACTAATACTGGAATACTACCAGATGTTCCTGAGTAAGATGTTCCTACCGCAAACAATGGGGAAGTTGTTGTCAAAGCTTTTATTTCTGCCTTAATTTCTTCTCTCTTGTCAATCGTTTTTGTCTGGTCCCAAAAACCAGCAAGTCTGTCGAAATAGACAGTTTTGTTCGGTAAATTTCCGAAACTAGCTTGATAGACTAATTGCTCGTTTATATTTTCAGGCATTTCTCCAAAAGCCATGTTTTAACCCCCAAGTCTTTTAACAATGTATGAAACCAAATCCTTTGGTTCGGATTTAGCTTCTTCAAATTTGTCTGTTGTATCAGACAAATTTTTCTTCTCGGGTATTAAATTCTTCAACTCTTCTTTAACAATCGCCTTGATTTGATCTTCAAGGGATGGTTCTGTTTTAGTCTCAGCTTTCGCCTCTGCCTTAGGTTCTTCTTTAACTTCTGGCATAGGTTCCGCTTTGACTGTTTCTTTAACTTCTTCTGTCAAAATTTCATCCTCCTTTACTTCAGGACCGACTTTGGCAAAATCGCCTATTTCAATCCCGAATTTTTTTGCAGCCCTGATAATTTTTCTTTTAGCAGTCGCCTTTTCTTCTGCCGACATTCCCTGTGTCTGGTTGAACCTTGCCATTGCATTCCTGACATGGGCTGCATCAAATATCGGCAACTTTTTCATTTTCGGAAAAGCATAATATTCTTCTTCTGACATTTTTTTCTTCTCTCGCTCCCCTTCTTGCGCTGTGATTCTTGCCTTCACTGCTTCTTGGTCTTCATCCTCTTCAGATTCTTTTTCCTTCCCGTATCCTTTCTCCATATCTTTCGCCTCCAATTCTTCCTCATCTGATTTAAGTGATTTCTTCCAATATTCATAATGTCTTCTCTCATCACTCGCTAATTGTGACTGTCCATAACTCTCATATTCTTCAAAAGCATGTAATTCATCTTTCATAAAGAATTCTTTCTTATCCTTGTCCAATTTTTTTGGAGGACCCCTGTCAACAACTGTTGGGATTAAGACAGGTATGCTTCCTTCGATTGGGCTGTATGATGTTCCCACATTTGAAGTCGCAGAAGTTGTTGTCATTGCTTTCATTGCTTCTTCTGCATCCGCGAGTTCGATGCTTTTTGTAAAACAGTCCACGAGCGTGGAATAAGGATTTGCTGGTCTTGGTGTATGTCCGTATCCTTTCAGAAGAACTTTGTTCAAGACTCTTACTTTCTTCCCATCTATGTCTTTAAAACTGAAATCAATCGGCCTGTATTCGATACTCAGACCATCATAAAATCCATTCTGGACCTGATTCCAAACTGTTGGAAATTGTGGATGGTCTGGATTGAACATTCCTTCAACCAAAAGTCCTTTGGTATCAACAATAGCAGAAGTTATCTTGGAAATCGGAGGAAGCATTGGATCATTCTGATGGTAAACATCATGGTCTAGACTTCCTTTCACTCCCCTTACAAATCCCCCCAATCCGGCATTGACTTGCATGAGCATGTCTTTCATGCATTCCTGCGTCACCAAATCATTCACAAGATCGACATCAAAAGTGCTTAAATATCCCTTGAAATAATATTTTCCATCAGCTGCTTTGTATTCAAGTAAATCGGAATAGAAAGGTTCGAAATCAACTTCTTCTTCGTTCTTAGCTTCCCAGCTTTCCCCTACTTTCTTATATTTCCTTTTTACAGCATTCCAAGCTATTTTAGCCCTTTCCTCGTCAGTATAAGCCTTGCTTGTCCTAGGATTAGTTTTTCCTTTGAGCGATTCCATTATTCTCTCAAAAATTTCCTTTGCATGCTCAGGCATGTTTTCTGGTATTGGCATAAATGCGCCAGCTGGATACATATTTTGTGGAAAGGATTCCTGTAACACTTTTTAAGTGTCCTTGGGAACCCGGATTGGAGTCTCAACTCTATTATTTAATTAGAAGTTGTTAATATTTAAAGTTATTACACAACAACAACATAATACTTTATGACTTCTTGTCTTCCAATTCATCTATTCTGTCGTGTAGTTCTTCTATCTCTGACTTCATGTTTTCCAATGCAGCGCCTTGTTTATCAGCAGCCTCTCCGATTTTTTCTGTGCTTTGGTTGAGAAGCTGGAAATCACTCATCTTGTCTGTTCCCTGCTGTCCAGAACCCCATCCTTGTTTCGGCATTAGTTTTGCTCTTGCCTTATCCCATTCTTCTTCGCTTGGCAACTCCTCTGGGCTGACACCAATATATTTAGCTGCGGTTTCCCTGTCAAATAATCCCAGAGCTATACGTTGCTCTACTGTGTCGGTTTTTATCTTGTCAATCTGCGCATCCCTGATTTCATCCTGTGCATAGGTCTTGTTGAATCTCATTTTTACTTTGAATGGGGCCAACAATTCGTTGTTAATCAAATCCTCAAGCAAATCCTGTATATGTGAAATCTTTCGATAATAACCTTCGGTAGAAATTGTAGATCCTCTTGAGGCAATCCTGTCCCCCAATCCCACGTCACTAAGTCTTGACGTTGGGACTCCCCAAGTCATAATCAAGACCTGAGTCAGATATTTTGCAAGTTCTCTGAACTCCATGTCTTTTCCCCATTTGTTGAGTTCCTTGGCTTCGACTTCTCCTGTCACAACAAGATTCTTGTATTTGTTGGCAAGTGAAGAATAGAGTTGTAATGATTTCTTGAATTGCTTGAAATTCTCGCTCTTTGGGGTTTCGTTCTTCAAAATGAACATGAAATTTGGCACACCACCTTTCTCAAAAATATACCTTGCCAAATCCTTGACATTCGCTAAAATATCCATTTCCTTCAATATAGAAGCCATCGGACTGAATCCATAGAATTTTCCATCCAATCGCATCAATCTGAAGTGGATTATTTCTTCTGGATTGAAGTTCTTGACTTTTGTGCCCACCTTTTGAATCCATTGGCGGACATCCCCATTCTTGTCAAATTGTGCCCTCAAAGTAGAAGAAGGGACACTGATAAATCCTCGCGGGGAGAAAATATCCTCGTCATCCTGAACTGCCTTGAAAATATCATTGCTGTATTCGGATTTTTTCTCATCAGCAATTAGGCTTTTGAATTCATCCCTGTTGAGGACATTGTCTATGAAAGATTTGACAACTGTTTTTGAAAGCTTCTGAACATAGAAATAGCCATCTCCTGTGACCATCGTATCAAAAAGCAAGGAAGAGATTTGCTCCTTAGCATAATTCTTCATCAAAAATTCTTCCGCTGCCTTCTTGTTATTTCTTCCTCCATCTAATTCCCAGCCATCGGACATGATGTCTTCGACTATTGCTCGAATTACGGCGACCATTTCTGGCGTATATTTAAAATAGGTCCAAAGGATGTCATAATTGACTGGTGGAGCAACTCCATAAGGAGTTATAAAAACACCAGCATCGGACATGACAGACATCGGCTCATTTATCATAGGAAAAGCTTTTATTTCGTCAAGAGTCAAATTTGGTTTCCATTCTCCTGCTGGAATCAAATGCATCTGCTTTTCAGCATCATATTCTATCCTATCTTCCAAAACAATTGTCGCAGATAATTGACTTTTTTTAAAGAAATTCTTTAATTTATCGATAAATAACATATTTTTTAATTGTTTTTGTTATTATTTATAATTTTACATGAAACTGATGGAAGCCCTGCCTCTTTGGTCTTCCTGAGCGCCATAAAGAGCCAAGCCAAGAGCGATTACAGTATCGTCATGCTCTCCGACTCCTTCATAGGTCATTTTTCTCGTCCTAGGATCTTCTTTGGCTTTAAAAGCAATTAATTCATTATATTGAATTGTGTTGTTGAGAACTTCGACCACTCCTGTCTCAAATCCTACATTGATTGCAGAAATCAGCTCTTCTTTTCCGATTTTATTTGTAAGGAAGCCTTCAATTGGCAAACCAGACATTCCTTTGAGTGTTCTGACCAATCCCACGCTTAAGCCGATATTCTCGACCATGATTTTTTCCGGCCTGAATTTGGAATTCAATTCGACTATCCTCTGTATTATCTGCTCCTCTCCCCATCCCTTGTATCTTTCTAATTTTCTCTGCTTGATCATGCCTGTCTTTGTGTTCTTGCCGATTATGGAGAAGACGAGAAAATCCCTTTTTACACCAGTCTGCATGGCTATGTCGCATCCTATGTAATATTCCTCCTCAGGCAGAGGCTTGTCAAGTTCAGAATGCGTCCCTATCTTTATGTTCTTGAAAATGGTCGCTCCACCACCGAGAGGATTGCACATATACTCCCTTTCGAAACGGAGGCTTCCCATCTTATCTTTGATGTTTTGAAGTTCTTCTAAAGTAAATCTCTCCCAAGTCGGCTCGATCCATTGGCCACTGTCATTCACTTTCACGCAGGCCTTTTTCACAACCTTCCAGTCGGAAGTTGTCGCAAGTTCGGAAAACAAATCCATCGTGGTCATAGGCGTTCCTACCATTATAATCTGCCCTCTTCTTGTCTGAACAGTCGGATAGAAGATGCTCCAGAAATAATCCTTGATCTGCTCCTGAGAAAGATTCTCCTCCCTCAGTATATCGTCGCAAATCAGATAATCGACATGCGTCCCTCGTGAGGTTGAATTGAACGGCTTCTGGTAGCATTTGTTTTTATTCTCGGTATTGAGCTGGGATTTGTTCCAAGTCTCCTGTTTGTTCTTCGGAATCAATCCTTCTAAGAATTCGTTATCTTCAATCCTAGTTTGTATCTCCTCGATTATTTTCTGTGACTGCTCAAGGGCAGAACTGACAATCCCTATCTCTATGTTCTTCTCCTTCCACAGTCTCCAGATGCAATAGGCGATGGACCAGATTGTAGTCTTCAGATGTCCTCTGGGCCAGATGATTAAAATGAAGCGGTTGTTGTAGATATACTGGATAGGCTCCTTATGGAAATCGCTCATCTTGAATCCAAGTATATGCTCGCAGAAAAAAATGAAATCCATATTGCTTCTTGCGGAGAGCTGGGCTATAATATTGAACTTGTTGTCTTTGACATTCCAAGACGTATCCATCCAAGTCTGCTTCGGAATGCTTTCGACTATATCAGAAAACGTTCGCATTTTTCTTCATCTTCCTGTAGAATTCTTTCACAGGTTCAGCGCAGGTCTCGAGTGGAATCTGCCCCTCGTCTATCAGCCTGACAATCTCCATCTGCACGGTCTGATTAATCATAATCATATTCACTTCCTGCTTCTCTATGAACTGCGCAGGTTTTATTTCACCCGCCCTTTTCAAAAGCAGATGAAGCAACTGAAGAAGTTCCATGATATAGGTGCTGTGCTGTTTCCATTGCTTGGGGTCTTGGAACTGGCTTATCTTCTCCTTTATCTCATCCAAGGCAAAAATCAGATTCTCAATCGTGTCGAGAAACTTCTTGGCCAAATTGTTTTTATACTGCTCATTCTGCTCCAAAAAATCCGGAACTGTCGCCAAGACGAATTTCTTAAAATTGCTGATGCTTCCCTCTGAAAGCTCGATGCCGTCCTCTTTAAAGAGCCTGTCGCAGATTTCCTTGCCAGATAGTTTATCCTTGAAAATCCAGTCGGTGATTTTTTCACCTAGGCCATAATATTCTATCTTGGATTTTAACCCCGGTTTAGTAGGCATATCTAATATTTAATAGTGTTAATTTAAATACTTTTAAAACAAATTATTTAGTATGAATTTAGGAGGTTAAGATATGGAAGCACATTGTTTTGGATGCAAGACAAAAGTCGAATTCAATCCATCTGGGACGAAGACCTATACGACAAGCAGGGGAATAAAGAGGGCCGTCGTGGGAATCTGTCCAGCATGCGGAACGAAACTTTCCAAGATGGTCACAAAGGAAAAGCAGGAATTGATTGAAAGCGGGTTGAGGAAGTAATGCCCAAGCCGAAATTGTATGGGACTGACGTAGTATCAAGGATGACGTTCTCCCTTGAGAAGTTTGTCGCAGACAAGCTGAAAGCCAAACCAGAGAGAACAAGAAGTTTCTTTGTGAACTCCGTCTTGAGGAAGGCATTGGAAAATGAAATTTAAAATATAATCGAGGAAGAATAATGGATATCCTGAAGATGATGTATGGCGAACTGGTCCTGTATGACACTCCGATCGGCGTGGTCATAGGCGTTGTTGTTGAAGTCAATTTTGACAGGCATGATGCCGTGGGAATCCGTCCGATCGGCATGATGGAAGGCGCGCCCCCGAATATGAAAGTCAAGAACCTAATATTGAATTAAATATTAACAATCACACTATATTTCTTATGAGCGACGAGGACGGAATTATCTATCCGAATGATTACAAAAGAATTATAAAGAAGGAGGAGTGGCTCTTTCTTATAGACAATTTTATCAAGGATTGCAGGGAACTCTCCGCCAGATATGCCCTCGAGATAAGCAGGATAAAAGACGAAGAAACAAGGGTCTTCTTCACAAGCCAGCTGGAGGGATTGAGGGAGATGCAGAAGGACTACCAGCGCTCCAAGAAGTGGGCCGAGATCGAGGAAGGGCATCTGATTTTTTACATAGATTCCGAGGGAATACCGTGCTTCTACTCCGCAACGAAGGAGCAGGTAAAGGAAGCCTACAAGAGAAATTTCTATGTATAAGTTTGGTCACTGCTTCTTTCATGCCGACACGCCCATGGTTTTCGAGAATAATTTCTGGATCTGTCCATCCTGCGGTTATCTCTGACTCTTGCAAGTTTTAAAAAATTTAAATACCGGCAAATCCAATTTAATTTGTCATAACAGCAACAATGAAATGTGATTTATGTGAGCAAGAGACCACAAAACTCCGCCTGCACCATATATTAGATTCTGCCAGCGCCAAGGATATTCTCCGGGATTTGGATTTGCCATGCAACAGGTTTATTGTGATTGTCCTGAAGAACGCCTCTGGTTTCATGATTTTATGCCCGCTCTGCCATTATTCGATCCACAAGCTATACAAGGCTGCCACAAGAATTAATTATTATGCTTAACTTTAATTACGCCTCGGATTTTGAAAAAAAATTTTCCCTGAAAACTTTGTAAATATTGGAGGGGGACGTCTATTTCCCTCCAGCCCTTTCTTGTTTTCACTACCCCCCTGTCGCCTTAGTCTCAAAGTTTCATCAATCCTAAGATATGAGACTGAAAAAGTGAATATAGAAGTTAATCAACATAATTATGAAGTAAGCCTAGCCAAGTGATAAGACAACCCAGTATTAGTTTGACTAAGCTTATTTCTTCATTATCCTAATAGTGTTATCAATCTTGCTCTTCTTTCTCTAAGCTCTTTTGCCGTGTATCCTTGTGCTATCAAAACATTACCTATTTGTGTCAGTTTCTTCATTCTCTCCCTCCACCGTTTCTTATTAAATCAATTAGTGCTTTGTAGTATTCCTTTACTTCTTTGCTTACCATATCTTATCACTCCTTGCTTATTCTATTAGTCATACTAATATATATCCTTGAGTTTGGAGGGTGGCGCATTTTATTTTGTGGCTTTGTATTTTTATTATGCTTAATTACTCTTGGCTCTCTCGTTATAGGTATCAATCTACACACTCAATAAGTTAGAGTTATAACAAATCATCAACATCATAATAATTATTTCTCTTTTCTTATCTCTCTGATTAAATGAATTGTAGTATAGCTCATAGGCAACCAGCTCAACAGTATCAATACTAATTCTAGGTCTGCTTCTTTGTAGGTGTTTATCATTAATAACCTTGTGTCTGTAAGATATGCTGTCAGAAAGGTTAATGTCAATACTGCTGAATAGCTTAATAAGAAAATCAATCCGGTTGCTAATGCTGGTTTGTGTTCTCGGTTGAAAAAGGTATAGATAGATTCAGTTACTTTCATAATCCTTATTCGTAATACTCTTATTTAAGATTATCGGTTTTGGAAATATTCATACCAATCAGATAACTTTATATATATCGTAATACCATTAAATATAAGGTAATACTAATGAAAAGTTCGGATTTCAAAGAGTTTAGGAATATAGGATTGACTGCTTATGAGATTATGGTTCTTCAAGCACTCAGGCAAAGAAACGACATGAGATTAAGCGAGATATCCAAACTCTCTGATGTGCCTTTGAGCAAAACGAATTCTGTTTTGAATTTGCTAAGAGAGAAAAACATAATTACAAAAATGCCACAGCACAGCAAGAAGAAATTGACCGAGAAGCAGAAGAAAGAAATTATGAGTGCTATTGAGAAGAGCATAGAATTCGGATTTAATATAAGATTTAACGGATACAGGAAATTAAGAATGGTCTGGCATTTGAACGGAAACTTGGAGAAATACATAGACGGATTTATAGCGCACGAGATAAGCAAGATGGGTGAGCTTAAAAAGAGGTTGGTCTGATGGAAAAGATTAGGAAAAGCAAGTTCTACCTTTATAATGTCAAGGCTAAGGAACTTTTGAATTTTATTAGGAATAGGGCGAAAGAATTTGATGAATTGCTGGGAATAGTGGAAGTAAATCCTCATTTTAAGGATTGCGTGGTGGTTAATGGGAAGACAGCGATAAGATTAAACAAAGGGGAGTTTTTATGATAGGAAGGCTTTTTTTGAACGACAGGGTTTTCAAGGTCGATGTCGAGGATTACAAGATTATTTCGATGGTAGATGATGGATTAGCCGAAGATGAAAGCCTACCTTTAAAGGCTATTAAGCAAGAGGTGAGAAACTGAATGGTGATACTTAAAATAGATAATCAGATGTTCCGAGTGGATTTCAGACAGGCTCTCGCATTTGAAAAAGCTGAAAGCACGTATTTTTACGGTTGCCCGACACATCAGATTAAAGCCGATAATTATTGTGAGAAGTGTAATAAGATTATAAAAGCCGAGAGGATATACTTCAAAGAGCCGACACAAAAAGTAAGGCTTGATGAGGTTCAAGGAGTGTTTGCCGACACTCTGCCGATTTATGCGATGGTCGAGAATGGCTTTGGCTGGGTTGTCGCAGAAGAGAAGTTAAAGGATTTGTTGCTTGAAAAGAAGCAGTTCGTCCAATTTAAATTCATAGAAAAAGGAGGGTTAAATGCTCGTGAGCTGGATAATTTTCTGTTCTTGTTTAAAGGCAAACTCGCAAGGATTAGATGCGACTTGGAGCATAAGAAACTACTCGCTTACGAGACACAAGCCAAGAGGAAGGAAATCAGGAAGAAGAAGGTTAATGTCTTGGAGAAGCCAATCGAGGTTAAAAAATGAGCTTTAAGGAAGAGGAAAGAGTTGGAGAGAAGTTCAAGAAGATTATCGATGACGCTTTAACCGAATTGACCGAAGAGCAGAAAGAAGCTTTAAAGTCAGCTCTGGAAGAGGATTTGAATGATATTTGAGATAGACAAGAAGAACAGGCTCGTGGATTTTTATATGGATACACCCCACGAGGCATTAAATTTTGGTGAAGCCGAAGAACTTGCGACAAAACTATTAAAAGAATTAAAGGGACTTGAAGAGATGGAAGCAAGAGCAGACTTGAAGAGAAAATATGGTGAATGAGTGTTAAAATGTATTGAAAAATCAATCGGAGAAGTCTTGGAATTTGACGATTATCCAAACAGATACTCTATTCAGTTAAAGTATGACGGAAGTCGCCAGTTCTGGATTAAAGGCAGTTTGATGTCGGAGAGAATGATTGACAATTCAAGGAAATTCTCGCACATTTCAGCTATATTAAAAGGATTAGATGCTACTCTTGACGGAGAAGTTTATATCCCCTTTAAAACTGTGATAGACTTGAACAAGAAAATTAATTGGGGCAAGGCAAGATACGTTGTCTTTGATATTTTAGAGTTTGACGGAGAGGATTTGAGGAACAAGCCGTTAAGGGAGAGAATGAAAATCTTGAAATCGGTCTTGGATAATCTGAACAAAGACAGGCTAAGTTCTCCGGTTCATTTTGTCTTGGAATTTCCAGCAGTTGATGTGGCTTGGGAATTTATCTTAAAGAACAAGCTCGAAGGTCTTGTGATTAAGGATTTGGGCAGTTCTTACGGCAACAGGGATATTTTCGAGGAGAGCCGAGTTAAAAGCTGGATAAAAGTAAAGAATTTCAAGGAAGGCAAGGAGAAGATAATCGACTTCGAGCAAGGCTCGGTCAAGGGGGCTTTTATCCTTGAGAACGGAAGCAGGATTAGTAGCCTGAAGCCTGAAGTTTCAAATATATTTCTCTCGGCTAAAGATGTGATTCCTGTTTTCGCCGAGTTCATTTATCTGAACAAGACCGAAGACAACGCATATTTCCAGCCGATTTTGAAAAGATTGGTAGATGAGAGAGGAGAAGTCTTGTGGGAATGAAAAGATTTGTAATCGTCAGCGAAGAAAACAACTGGTGTCATTACGGAAAGCATAAAAACATAGATGAAGCAATTAAAGATTTTAAGGAAGAATTTGAAGATGGAAGATGTCCTGTTTGTTGCGATAAAGATGTTAAACATATTGCTTTTAAAATAATTGAAGAAAAAGAGTTTCGATATTAAAATGGTTAAACTTACTGAAAGATTGAAGGCAAACTTGACTGCTCTCATTAAGAAAAGAGGGATTGACGAGCAAACAATAGACTTGACGGCTCTCTGGGACAGCACTCTCACTTATCAGGAGAACAAGAGGAAAATAGAAGAGCATATAGGCAAGAACTTCCAGTTTGAAATCTCGGAGAAACAGGCTAAGGACGAAAGCGACGAGTTTGAAAGGGAATTTCACGAACTTGAGGAGAAAAGAGCCAAGATTCAGCTTGAGAAGGAAATCAGGGAAATCAAGACCAAGAAATCAAGCCTTCTTAACGAGTATTTCAGACCGTTAAAAAATTATGTGATAACTCTGATTAAGGCTAAAAGCATCTACGGATTGATTTGCGAAGGCGACGCCGGTCTTGGAAAATCCTATACAACTTTTCAGACTTTAGAAGAAATGGGCTTGAAGAATGGGATAGATTACATAGTAATTTCAAATTATTCCACGCCTTTAGAACTTTACGAGCTTCTTTACAAATACAACGACAAGATAATCGTCTTTGATGACATAATAAAAATCTTCGAGGACGATATTTCTGTGATGCTCTTGCAAAGTGCGATGTGGCATCGCATTAAAAAAATGAGAATTCTTAATTATTTCAGCACTACAGGAAAACTGAACGCTCCGAATACTTTCGAGTTCAAGGGAAAAATCATAATTCTGACCAATAATCTTCCAGAACAGCTCACTACGATAAAATCAAGATGCTTCTACTTGCCTTTGGAATTCAGATGGGAAGACAGGATAAAGATGATTTACGAAATCTGTAAAATCAATAAGATTCCGATGGAGATAGCAGAATTCATCAGAAGGAATTCGACTCCTGCGTTTTCAATAAATCTTAGGATTCCATTCAAGTTAGCAGAACTTTATAGTGAATATCAGAAGAACGGCTGGGAAGGATTAGCTTTAAAGCAGTTGGAAGCAAAGTCGGAGAAGCAGAAGCTCTGGGAGATTCTACAGGACAATTCAGTTCTGACAATAGAGAACAAGGCAAACAAGTTCAGGGAACTCACAGGATTGAGCAGAGCAACTTTCTTTAGGTATAAAGCCGAAATAGAGAGGGGATTGTGATTAAATGAGTGAAAAAGTCTCAAAGTCTCAAATGTAGGGGTGTATGAATGATACTTGGGCAAGGGAAGCAAATAAGGATAAATGGGAATTACATAGGCTTTTTAGAAGGCAGGAATTTTATAGCAGAAAGGCAGTTAGGCAAGAAGTTCAGATTATACAACGGCTGGGGAATGAGCAAGGAGCTATTGAACGAATTGGTTGACTGCGTGGAGAAGATAATCTTCAACATAAAAGACAAGGGAAAATTGTGCTATACCCTCGAAGTTGTGCCTAAAAACTGGCTGGAGAGGGGGATTGCCTATTATAATCCAGCCTTGAGGGAAGACCAGTTCATTTTATCAGAAACCTCGTTCGACAGGAGGATAATCCCAAGCGTGAAGGTGGTGAAGTAATTGGTTTGTGGGAATGAATTAAGAGAACTAAATCAGGGTGTAAAAATGACGGAATGGATTGTTACAAGAAAATGGTTAATAAAAGCAAAATCTGTTTCAGAAGCAGTAACTAAAACAAGAAATTGGAGAAATTATCAGACAAGCGTTACGGAGAGAAAAGATAGTTAAACTATCAACATTTTATAGCGTGAGAGTGGTGAAGTGAATGTGCTGGAGAGAGTTCAAGACAGGGTTGGATTATCTGACTAACGAACAGGGAGAAAGTGATTATATGTGTCCAAAATGCCCAAAAGAATTTAAAAATTTATGTCATCAGCAGATTCCAACTCCTCCTGAAAAGGAAGAAATGGACAGGCATAATCTCAACAGGTGGACCTAAATGAGAGAGGGATTTTTTGTGTGTGAGAACTGCAAGAAGCATTACCTTATGATAGTGGCGGCAAACAATTCTTCCTGCTATGTAATAATTAATGGTCTGAAGCAGTATTTTCCTCGCCATAAATTGAAGTTACTTAATCCTTAGGATTATCGGCTTGAGTGATTCCATATCTTTGTCAATCGCTTCCTTGGTTTCCTTCCAGTATTTGACCGACTTCTCCACAGTTTCCATGTCAGGCAGGTTGCCGTCCTTTACAAACTTGGAAATCGTAAGGATTGTTTCGATAATTTCCTTCAATCTCGGCTCTTTGCTGACTTTAATTAAGGCGAATTTAAGCTCGGAAAATCCGGCGAGCATCTTCTCGGCGTTTGCCTTCTTCGCCTCAAGATCATGATAAATGTTTTTGACCTGCTCCTTGGAGAAGCTGTCCTTTGTGACCGCCTCTACATTGAGGAGCTGCGTCTTCTCGTCGAATTTAAGCTTTCTTTCTGTGGTCATGCAATCCTCTTAATAAGAATTTGCCCAGCTTCAATCTTTGTGCTGGAGTCAGTTTGAAATATTCACTTAATCCCGAAATCCATAATTCTGCTGATTTGTCTTTCTGAATGTTTGCTAACATAACATAACAAGAAGAAATTAATGAAAGAGAAATAGAATCATCCAAAGTGTTATAAATTCTATCTTCGATTGTTTTTGGAGGATAAATTTTAAATTTATTAATTATTTTCTTAAATCTTTCTTCTTCATTTGTTTTTACTATTTTATCTCCTGTCAAACCACAGTCCTTGCATCTTTTTATTCCACCCTCTAAAATCTCATAGTTTTTATGATTACATCTAGCCATTTTCTCAGCCTCTTCCTTTAGTTTCTTTGGTATCATCTTCTATCACACACTATTTTCTAATTTCTGTTTGTTTCATAATATCCACTCAATTGTTGGTTTCCCTTTGTATGATTTATCCCATACAAACCAAGCATAAGCAATCAATCCAGAGTTTTTTCCTACATAATCTTTTCTATAAATTGGAAGTCTCTTACAAAATACATAAACAACTTTTAATGGAGAATCTTTAAACATTCTGTATCTACCACTTCCTTCTAAAAATACTAATTTTAACAACATCGCAACTTTTTTATTAGCATATCTTAGGGCATGTTCCACAAATTTTTGAGCGTATCTGTATGGTGGATTTGTTATGATGTTATCGACATTCCTTTTTGTTTTCAAAAAATCTATCCCTTTCTCACCGAATACTTCTTCATCTGTTCTTATGTCGGATGCTATACAATTAGGGAAAAACTTGGCTATTGCTCCATCACCACTTGCACACTCCCAAACAGTTCCTTCAAATGTTTCCCTTTTTAATAACTCTCTTACTGCGAAAGGTGGTGTAGGATAAAAATCCTTATCTGCTCTATTGTGACTAAATCCTACTATTGACAGATGTTTTTGTTTCATTTTTCATCACCAGAATAAGACCAAGAGGAATCTCCTTCAGGATTTTCAAATCAGCCACTTCGGCCATATTAATTATTTCTTCTCTTCCTTTAAATACTTTTTAATGTCGCAATACATCTCATCCAGTTCCTCATTTGTGAGACATTCACTACAAACCATCTAACTACCTCTTCTTGAAATTAATCAGTTCAGTCCTCATCTTCTTGATGAACCCGCCGTCCCTCTCCATCTCGACAAGCCATCCCCCCACATTTCCCGCACATCCTTGTCTTATCAGGAAATCTGTCGGTTCAGTGAAACAACCTGCTTCGAAGGAGTGCACCTCTTGGTAATAACCATACCAGCTCTGATGCCTGTGTCCGCTGACCAAAATATTCGAATGATAACTAGGCGGCCTATTCCTCAGATATTTCTGTGTTCCATAGGAGATTGCATAAGGTATCGTGCCTGTCGGATGGACCAAGTCAAGCTTAATCCTGTCCTCAGGGTCCTTGAACCTCGCGTAATACATGCCTACATATTTCAAATCAGGCCTGTAGGAGCAGACATATTTCACTATGTCGGCTCCCTGAAGTTTCATATAATTGGCGTCGTGGTTTCCCATGACAATAAAAGTGGTCATGTTCTTCTTGTATGGATATTTGTCTCTCGTGAATTTTGACTGCTCCTCGTATCCTATGCGGTTCTGGTCCATTATCTGGCCTTTGTAAATCATCCAGCCGTCTGTCAGGTCTCCAGCATGATAGACCTGCCTTATCCCTGCCTCGTCAATCCTGTCATACATTTCCTCAAGTTCTCTTAAAGCGATGTATTTCGAGCCAAAATGAGTATCAGAGACAATCCCGAAGGCGTCATCAATCTTCTGGTGGAAGACATTCTCCAAAGTCGCAATAGGATAGGGCCTGTTCTTATTCTTGGAGGACACATTTAGATTTTATCGTTGTCCTTATTTATAGATTTGGAGAAATTAAAATTATCCAATTGCTTTATCCACTTCAATTCCATCAGGTTCTTGATGTATTTTGAAATCGTCCTCTGCTCCATTCCTGCTTCAATCTTGATCGCCATGTTGAGCTCATAAAGTGAGAATTCATTAGGCAATCTCTTCATTATCCTGATGCAGGTCTTGTAGCCGCTCATTCAATCCTCATAATATTCTTCAAAATTGTCCTCTTCTTCATAGTAGTCCTCAAAATCATCAGACATTGAGTTTTCATCGCCTTTTATGGTCTTAGATTTTGATTGTGATGATACCTTCTTTCTCATAACTCTTCCCGGTCTCAATCTCCACAATCTGCCCTGTGTCGAGTATGAATATGTCTGCTCTTCTTTGTTTGCTTTTATGCAATCTTTCTAAATTTTCTACCATCAAGTCATCTAGATTAATTTTAATACTTTTCTTGAATCTCGCTTCCGTGACTACCTGTTTACGCTTCCATTCTGGTATTTTCAAAATCCTCACCTATGATTATTCTATTTCTTGTAATCATTCCATGACAATGATTACAAAGTGTAGTTAAATTCCCTATTTTATTATTAAATTTATTAAAATCTATATGATGAACAATCCAACCTCTTTTCTTACAGAGATTACAAGTAAAATTAGTTTGTTTTCTTATTTGTTTCTTCAACCAAAGATTAAATTCTAAAGGATATGTTTGATAAGATAACCCACCTTTCCAATTACTACCTTTATTTCCTCTTTGAACCAAACTCTTTCTTAATAATTGTTCTTCTGTAAATTTTCTTCCTTTAGCTGATTTTCCTATTATTCTTTTAATTCCCTCTTTATGATGTTTGCCTTTAAATCCATTAGCTCCAAAACCAGCACAACTTTTAGAGCAAAATCGTCTAATTTTTGCATAGAATGGTTTTAGATACATTTCTTTACCACAATGTTCACATAATTTTTTAAGTGGTTTTTTCCAGTTAATGTTTTTTTCTTTTGATTTAAATAGATGCTTCATTTTTAACAAACTCCTCTATAAGTTTTGATAACCATTTCAAATGTTCTTTTATAGGTATTTCTGTATCTAAACCCCATTCATTTTTATCAAAAAAAGTTTGTAATCTGTCTGTATTAACTCCCTTTCTAATTAACCATACACAGATAAACTTAGCTAATTCATGCTCTACGCTATTATTAATGTCAATCTCAACGGCGTTTATCTTGGGCCTGAAGGCAGTGTCGAGCTTATTCAGGTTGTTTCTTCTTGCCTTTTCCAGTTCTCTTTGATTCATCCTCTCACCCCATAAGTAAAAAATTGAGGCATCGCCTCAAACAAATCAATTACACTTCCATCCTCCTTGCTGATATCTCACTTCCATATTTCTAAAACTAAACCTGTTTTTGCTTCAACTATTCTTGCTTCACCACCACTACCTAAACTACTCTTAACATTTTCTTGTATCTTTTCTCTTGCTTTTTCTATATCCCTATGACTTCCCCAATAAATCCAAACATTTTTTCCATTTTTCGCAGATGGTTTTCTAATATCAACATCAAATTTGTATCTATGCTTTTGCTGTGTTCTATCCACCATTCTTGTAATTCCTAAACTTTCTATAAAATCTTCAACTTCTTTAGCATACTGTTTTCTTTTTGGCATTATTTTTTCCATTATCTCACTTCCACTTGCCACAAAATCTACACCTTAACATACTCTCTTCTTTTTTCATCTCATCAAATCCTTTGAATCGAATGCGAACCTGAATATATCTCCTTTTCTTTCCTTCTCGCATCTCTCGCAGAGAACACCCATCTTAAGATTCTTCGTGGTCCCGCAGAAGAAGCACCTGTGCTCGAGAGTATTGAGCATCCTGCTGAACTCTGTCATCTTGTTTTTGTAAGTCCTCTTGAATCTCTGCAACTTGTCCTTGGATTCCTTATCTTTGTATTTGCTCCAGAATTTCACATGGTCGCGATATTCTTTTTTCGCATTTTCCATCTTCTTTAGAATCAAAGCTTTCTTGTCTTTTATTTTGAATAAATTGTTTAGCGGCTGACATTTCCGTAGGTTATCATCCATATTCTCTTCTAAATTCTATTTGATTTGAAAGTATTTAAAGATACCATCCCAATTAATTCTTAGTCCGAACCAAAGAGAATCGGGCTGATTGGAGTAATTTTTGAAAGTGGGCCCTTATCATTAGCCGAAAGTATAGAGATAATAAATTCTAAAAATAAGGCTGTCCGACATGGAGGTCGTGCGCGCACAAAATCGTCCACTTCTTGAGTGTCTTGTATTCTATCTTTCCAACTTTGTAGAAAGTCTTGTTGGAAATTTCTGGCTTGATCAGTCTTATGATTGCCAGGGCTATCGAAGATGGTTTAGCTGACTGCCAGCCAAGTCTCCGCGCAAAATCAACTGCTTTTAAAAATTCCCTCTGGTTTAACGAGAAAAGCGGGGCCATCTCATTGAGATTGTTTATCACCATTGCCTCGTAAATTCCTTCGCTCATGACCTTACCAATCCAAGTTTGATTAATTTATCTAATCCCTTCCCTCCGACTGCCATCGCATTGATATGATGATTGATTTTGTAAAAGAGATAAAACGGACTATTGTATCTTCTGATTAATTCTAATGCGCCATGATATTCCTCGTCTGACAAGAGCCTGATCGGGTTGTTTGGAACTTTTTCATGGCTCTTGCATTCCACAAAACAGGCTGTCCCATCGGAAAATATGACTACCAAATCAGGAAATTTGGAACCTCCGCTTCTTGTTACAAATGCATTTTGTTTGAGAAAGAAATCTTTGACACGATATTCGAATCTCCTCCCAGAAACATAGTTAGAATTAGTGGAATTAAGCATAATAAATATTTGTTTTCTACTATTTATATTTTTATGATGATGCTTAATAAGTTGGATTTAAATACTTTTAAACATAAGAATAATAAGAATGATAGAGAAGAGAAGCAACAAATTGTTTGTCAACGGCAATACTCTGCCTAAGGGAGACTCTGACTTAATCACACACTTGCTGAGATCGGAGAACGGCCTCTCGGCATTCCAGCTGATGGGACTCACTGGTAAAATCTACGTCCAGTATATCCAGAACAGGCTGAGGACGCTGGTCTCCATAGGCATAGTAGTCAAGACAGGAAGGGGAATCTACGAGATTAATCCAGAGCTGAGGGAGGAGCTGAAGAAAGTGATGGAGATTGCTTAAGAAGATAAAGCACTGCCCTGTCTGCAAAAGCACAAGGTTCAGGGGGATTGAATCGAAAGAACTTATTGGTTGGGAGTGCAAGAAATGCGGATATAAGAATCTGCATAACAAGGAGGAAGAGAATGTTTGAAAGATTATTTGGAAAGAAATATACTTGCCCGAACTGTGGAAGAAAGTTTTCTTCTGGACAGGCGATGGGCGGTCATTTGAAATCATGTAGGTGAAAAAATTGATAACAGACGAGGAAAAAAAGGAAGGAATCTGGGAATATGAGGGGAAGAAGTTCAAGAGATGTCCTAACTGTGATGGAGCTATCTTGGCTGAATGGAAGTCGCACGGATGTGGCTGGGGAAGAACAGACGAGCCGAAATCTCAGATAGAAGTGAAGAAATTAACAAAGACAACTGAAGAACTCAGTTTGAATTCGACTGCGATAGTTAGTGATTGCGTGAAAGAGGCAATTGACATACTAACAAACATCTCGACTACGAAGGACATCTACTTCGACTGGGGGCACATCATAGGACTCGCAGACCAGATAAGGAGAACAAAGTTGTTCCTTCAATTAAATAAGTGAAATCAAATGGGATTGTTTGACATAGACATAGAGAAAGAGATAAAGTCCCTCAGCAGAAGGATAGACAGGCTGATTGAGATAGAAGAAGAAGTCCTAGAGGCAGTCAATCAACTGGTAAGTTTGAAGAAGAAACAGATGAAGGTGAGATGATGGAAGGATACAAGCTGACATTCGGAAGGAAGGTCAAATCAACAATCTATGTCGGAGAAGACGCTTTGATGGATATGATGGGCATGATTGGGGAGTTTGAGAACTTGACGATTGAAAGGATAAGAAATTATAGGGAATAAATTATTCTCTCCTCTAACACAATAGCTGATAGATATAGTCAGAACAAGATTAAGTTTCGGTATCCATCAGCTCTCGCAAATAGATGACCGCTCAACTTATTCTTATATTCCGAATGCCTTCAGTGCCTTGTCTAAAGCAGGTCCCAAGAAGTTCACTATCTCGAATCCAGCCGGTAGGACAATACCAAAGTAGTTCACTACCAATACTGCTATTGGTGGGACTGCACCTACTAAGACAGTTCTGATGAATTTCTTCCACTCAAAACTTGTCTTGCTGTCTTCACTCTTGGCTTTGAAATAACCTGCTGCTGCATAGAGCAGATTGCCTAATGCACCAAAGCCGATTAGTTCATATCCCATGGTTTGTTTCCTCCTTTAAATTATTTAAATTAGTCCCTATTTAAAGCCGAGTTAAGCATAATAATTAAGTTGGAGCATAGGTCAGCCTTGTGGAGATAAGTCTGTTTATCCCGCTGACATTCTCTATGAAAGAGCTTTCCGTGATTTTTTTATTGGAAGCGGTTATGATAAATTTGATGTTGCCGTAATCGTAAACCAGATCGAAACCAAGTATCCTGAAATAATCATTCAATCCAGCATCAGAATCAACCAGCTCTATCCTGTCGCCAAGCTTGACTTTGTTGAGGAATTCGAAGCAATCCATCATCTCGAAGGTTATCTCGTAGGTTATTGTGGCGTTCCTGTTCACCCAGAAGCTTGATTTTAATTCAAGCTGCTTCTCAGATTCATTGCTCGGATCTATGAGGGTTATCTGCCTTAATCCATTCACAGCAATCGAGCTTCCCGCCTGCGGGGAGGATTCTATATAATGGACAGAGGAATCATATTGGAAGACCTTGACCAAATTATCATGCGCCACAGCAGTGGTTCCAGACGCCCCCCTTGTGCAGCCAGTGAAGGTAGTGGCTGTAATTCCTGTGTAAGAAACCACTTCAGTTCCGATAATTATGCTTCCAGAACTGCTGAAATCCGTGGTAGAATCGACTGTTATGGTGGTTGCAGCCGAGTTAATCCCACCATTCAAGGCAGCATACGCCTTTCCTGTTCCATCATAATATAAAATGCACAGGGTTCCCTTGTAGTGATAGGAGCCGAGGCTTCCTCCTTGGGTATCCTGCATCAGTATGTCAAAGAAATTTTCAAGCTTGCTTGTCCAAGTAAGAGGAGTCCTGCCGATTAAAGCCACTCCTCTTGCTGGAAATCCTGCTCCTGTGATCAAGACAACCGGCGTCGCAGTATCTTTCACGCTCTGGTCAAGCTTGTCATAGACAGTGGAGGCAAAAGAGTATTTCGTCCATATCTGGCTTGTTCCTTCACCCTTGCCGAGATAGATGACCGAATTATAGAGCTTATGGAAATTGTCATTCCTGTCGGATATTATTCCATTTTGGCTGGTGCCGGAAAGCTCTACTTTGTAGACAGGAGCGAGGCTTCCCCTCCATTCCATAAAATTGAATCCATCTATATTATAAGGAGCATCCCCATTATCCACATACCAATCCCATTCGAACTGTTTTGCCAGAGCATCTATGACGCTCAGTTTGTTGTCGTATTCCGCCCTGAAATCAACAGCTTCTCCGAAAGCCTCTATGATATTCGGCTCTATAATCCAAGGGGAAGAAGCATCATTGTTGAAAGAAAGAACTGTTTTGACAATCGTATTTGGCTCCTCTGTCCAAATGGTTCTTCCATAATATTCCTTGTTTGCCAGCAGAAGCGCCATTCCAAATCCTTTGACTACGGCAAAACCATCAGTAGTATATTTTATCTCCTCTATCTTGCCCTTCAGGATTAACGTATATTCAGAAAAAATCTTCACAATCTTCCCATAGGAGACATTCGTATCTGCATTTGTCACATCCTGGAGTTTTATCTCAAAATTCTCAAGCTGGTTTATTTTTTTGGTGATTCTCAAATAATAGAAGGCGGGATATTCCACTTCGTTTATATAGACAGAGAAATCATCTGGATGCCCATATGGGGCGGAAGGCATTCCTGAAGTCGGTTCTGTTGGCATTTTTATCACTCAACTGTTGAACTGAATCCGAGTGTGGCGTTTGTAGTAACCCCAGCCGTGCAGTTGCTCAGATAGAAGAACCCCCAGAAAGTCTGATTGGCATTGATTCCAAGATTTTGTTTCACCATGATATTTGTCGTATTGCTGACATTGAAATCCACGCTCGTCTCCAAGGTGCTGTTTGTAGAGAGGAAATGGCTCATGCAAGCAGGCAGAGTAGCATTCCAGTATGCACTCACGTTTATATTGCTGTTTCCTATGTTTGTTATGTTCCATATCCATTGCGAACTTGTCTGTCCTTTCGGGGTGAATGTGCCATTCTGATAGCAACTAGTATTTGATGGTGTGCAGGAGCTCTCGTTTATCAGGTATTTTGTCACGCTGGCAAGAACATACGGCTTGTAAGTTGAATTCCAAGACGATGTGAAATTCATCGCCTTCGGCCATATGTTGAGCTGGGGTATCCTGAGCAAAAAGGTGGCGTTCTTCAATACTGAATACAGATGGCTTGTGATGTCCCATAATCCCCAGCCTTCCGAGCTCGTGAAGTTCTTTTTGACGATTGTGTAGCTGTCATAGCTAGGCTGTGTCGCCCAGCTTATGCCGCTCCAAGTCTGGTTTGTGGAATAATGTAGATAAGTGACGCATGGCTTTGTCGCATTGCAGTTCTCCCCGCCCTGCGAAGTGGAGACAATCGGCTGCTGATAAAGATTGAGTGTGGCGTTGTCGAAGTAAGGAAGATTTGAGATGTCGAACTTATACCAAGAATATCTCGACGGGGCATAGATGATGCTGGAAGGCAGTATGTATGTTATATTGATCGCATCTAGCTGTATTATTCCTGCTGTGTCAGAATGCAAAATAAATGGCACTTGGCAGGGATTCGAACAAGTAGTCAGATAAGTCTGTATCTCTGATGAAAAGTTCGCTGTTCTGTTCGGTGAATAGGTGGAATTGAATTCTCCCGTATGATTCCATTCCCAAATATCTCCATCTGAAGAGACATCAAGATAAGGACTGATAGAATAGTTGCCTTGTGAAACATTTATTGTAATATTGTAAATTGTGGGAGTCAACGTTCTAGTCGTATCAGAACTTAATATTGCTCTCCATTTCAGAGACTGTCCTACGTTACTGAAAACTTTAAGTGTTCCTGGAGTCGTCGCTTCCCAAGTGCTTCCTCCATTTGAACTCAAGTAATAGGAAATAGACGTCCCTGTGGGAACATTGCTTGTCACGTTTGTTATATTTGCCGTAAAGTAGTAAGAAGAAGTAGAAGTATCTATTGCTTGGGAATTTATATATGCACTTGAATAGTAATCGTAATAAGTGTTTAGGAAATACAAATCTCTTGGTAAAGTGGCAAGTTGTTCCCAACATTTTGTCCATCCATATCCCGCACAATTAGCATATTGGTCCCAACAAACCCAACAGTCACCATCCGTATAGTAGTCAGTTGTGTCACCATACCCCTCTCGATACCCTGCCCCGCATATATTAAGTGCCTCACCGTAATCAAAAATCAAAGCCACATAGTAAGTGTTTCCAGGAGTCAGTTCAAGCGGCGAGGAGAGATTCCATGTCCATGGCATGCTGCAATTATTAGAACAATAGGGTAAATCTGCTTCCGCCAAATTCGAACCCCCAAGAGAACTTCTTATTGCGATTATTTTTGAAGTATATTGCAGATTTGTGCCAAGATAAATAGTAACATTGGTCAAATACTTTCCCTGTGCTTTAAACGACTGTTGAAATTCTATGTTTTGGTAACCAACCCATGCCCCACATTCTTCATGTGTTTGATTTTCTCTGTCAAAAAGGACTCTATTAATTTTTATTTCTCCATTTGTTATATTACAGTAATTTGTTCCATCTAAATATGTGTTGGTATCAAAAGTATCAAAAAAATCAACTTTGTTTTGAGCGGGAAATCCGCTTAAATTCAACTTGGCATCTATAATAGTGGCAGTGTTTGGAATCTCGACATAGAAAGTATTATTTTGGCTTCCAGTAAAAGTCTCATTCCAAGCTGATTGGCTATTGTTATTTTCTGTTTCTGTGATTGTCTGTGCCCCTATCTTGTATCCCCCGCTGATTAGATTAGAGCTGTTTGTCCAGACTGTGGAAGAATCATTCGAATCGGTAGTGGTATTCTCAATTGGATAGCCTTTCCATTCCGGCATTTTGACAAGGAAGCTTGTGTTCAGAATCAAGACTGTCCTCTCCACTTGGGAAGCCGTGTAATTCTCGTGGTTTAAAGTGGCCGTATAATTGAAGGCCTGTAAAATGGAGGCATTTGTCATATTTTCAATTTGGTTCAAAGTGAGACTTGTATTGAAGATTGTTCCATTCCTGTATAGAGAAAGATTGCCATAGTTCACAGTTTTCCAAGCAGTCGCATTGATGGTTTGATTTATAATATAGTTTTTATTTCCCTGAGTTCCGTTCAAGGCGAGATAGATTGTTGTTGTTCCCTTGTTCACGAGGGCAAATCTATCTATTGAAATATTAGTAGCTGAGTAATTCACGGAAGAGAACGTCAAAGTATAGTTGTATGATGCGTTCCCCAGCAGAATATTCTCTGATACAGACAATGCCGTCAGAGAACTCGCCTTTATCACTCCATCCCTCCAGAGTGAGATATTATAATCGCTGAAGCTCGTCCCGTTCTTCCAGCCTGTCCCGTTCACGGCCCCTGGATAAGTGTAGCTCTTGTTTGATTCTGTCGCGTTGAGGGCAAGGTGCAGTGAGACATCCCCCCTATTAACTGTGAAGAATTCTGTTCTTGATGTCGCGGAATAATTCGCTGTAGAGGTAAAATTGCAGGTGAAGTTATAGTCCTGAGCAGCCAGTTGGGTGTTGTATTCCCCTCTGGTTGTTGAATAAGTGCCCACATAAGTTCCGTTTCTGGTGATGTTCAGCCACAGTCCGGTTGTGTTTATGAGGCACGTTGCGTTCTCGGCGGCAGGATAGACAGTAGCTTTGTTGGCATTCAGAGTCCCATTGAGCCACATATTTATCAAGACATCCGCCTTCTTTTCAAACAGCCAGTAGTTCTTTGTCGCAGCCGAGTAATTTGTATTTCCAGCCGTATAGTAGGTAAAATTATATGTGCCGTTCCCAAAGACGATGTTCAGGCTTACTGGGTTTGTCGTGCCTATCGAAGTCGTGTTGTTATATAAAGTGAATGTGATGGTCTGCCCGGCGAAGACTGATGCGGTGTAATTTCCAGTAGCGTTTATCGCGGCTGGATATGTGTAGCTCCTGTTGGTCTCAGTCCCGTTCAGGGTCAGGTTCATGAAATTGGACGTGGTTGTGTTCTGCGAGATGTAGACAATCGAAGAGTTGATTACTCCGGTCGCGTTGCACGTGAAGTTGTATCCCGCTGCTCCGTATCTTATCAGGCTGTTGTTGAAGGCTGTCGCCGAAGTATCATTCTTGTAGAGGTTGCATGTGGTTCCTAAGAAACTATAGCAGGTCACATTGGAAATCACTCCATATGTTGTGTTCCATGTCGTCATATCAAGTCTGCATCCTGGCGGGTTGGTTGTCGTGTATGTGAAGATTGATGATGCGTTCCAGTTCGATGGAGACGCTGTGTCATTGACATATTCCCTCCATCCTACTACCTGTCCGGGAGGCGGAGCGGTTTTTGTCACATTCAACCATGTGCCTGCTCCGAAAGCCACTGCTGAATCATTAACCCATTGGTAACCGCCGCCGGAATAGTTCCAGAACCATGTATCGTTGTATCTCACCCCGCCCCCTATGTTCCCACCCACAAGAATCATCCCGTCGATTACATAGGAATACCCGTATCCTACCCTATACGGCAAAACAGACGAGGAATTTGTGACGTTCTCCCACTTCATGGTCGCGTAATCAAAAAGCCAAGAATTGCTGGAATTCGCATTATAATCTATACTTGTGCAGTCCGAGTGCGAGCCCGAGCCCGTCAGGCACGATTGTCCGTATATCATCATGGTCTTGCCCAACTCCGGATTGAAGACCATCCCGGGCTCCTGAGTCCATTCTGGGTTTCCTGTCACCACACTTGTGAGATTAATCCAGGTGTTGTTGGAATAGTTGTATGCCCAAGTCTCGTTATAGAAATACCAAGTCGATGGGGTAGCGCTTAATGTATTTACGCCGCCAAAGAGAATTGTCATGTTGTTCTTGCTGTCGAAAGCCAGTCCCGGAGCATCATTGGAAACCGGCATGAGTGCTGGGTTCATATTCATCCAAGTCATGTTGCTGTAGTTGAAAGCGTAAGTTATTTGTCTAGTAGATACTCCATCAAACCCCCCCGATAGTATTGTGACATTGTTACGACTGTCAAAAGCGCAGCTGTGGTAATATCTTGCTGCTGGTGCCCCTGTCACAGTCAATACCCCCCAGGTGTTGTTTGTGATGTTATACTGCCATGTATCCGCCAAGTTTCCAGCCGAATATCCGCCAAACATTATCAAAATATCATACTGAGAATCGTATACCAGACAATGTCCGTGTCTCGGTGCTGGGCAGGTTGCGCCGCACTTGACGGTTATCAGATTCCAAGTGTTGTTGATTGTTGAGAATGAGTATGTTGAATTGACATCTCCGACATCTGGAATAGAACCACCGAACTTCCACGAGACGTTCCTCTTGCTGTCAAAAATTACTGTCTTGCCGGCTAAGACACTGTAATCAGAAATTGTGTTGTTTGTGATGTTCGTCCAGTTGTTCGCCACATTGGAGAGGCTCCCGTTCCAGCTGAAGATACCGACAGACAATCCTGTCGCATCAGTCCAATTTAAAGAATGATTTATAGCAGAATTTCCGAGAGTAGAGTTAGTCTGATTGAGAGACCATTTTGGAGGTGTTGTGTCTGTCTGTTCCCCTGGACCGAGCCTTGTCATGTTGTTTATACCTTCATACCACATGTTAAGTTCTTCTGTTGAGGTTAAGGTCCTGTTGTAGATTCTGAGTTCATCAATCAAGCCGTTAATTCTCCCAGCGCTTCCACCATCAGAACCGATATAAATGGTGCTCGTTTGCGCTGCCATGGCAGGAGCCATAGCAACTGAATTTGAATATATTCCATTGATATATCCCACGACATGGGTAGCATTCCTCACACAGGAAATCAGAGTCCAAGTATTGATAGGTATGGATGTCCCAGTTGTGAATTCATAAGCGTTCGTTCCATCTCCCCAGAGGCATCTCAAGGAATCGGTAGAAGAAACACTCATATAATATGCCTGGCAAGGAGCATTCCAGTTACTAATTACATTTTCATCGCCACCTGTATCTGACAGCCTGTAAATCCATGCTGAGACAGATGTGATAACTGGATTCAATCCAGCATTGTTGGTCACGGTAACACCGGCAGAAGTGGCAGTTTTCTGTAGAGCTATTCCAAATCTTCCAGAAGTATTAAAACTCGCTCCTGCTTGCAATGTTCCAGTATTGCTATTGCCAGAGCTATCAGAGGCATTTGTTCCTGAGCCCTCGCCAAAATGCCAGACTGCTCTGGTGTCATTCCCCCAGACAACAGTAGGAGAATTGCCCGTCCTGTTTGTCTCGTTCTCCCAGAATTTCTCATTGGTAGTGTTTGCTATTGCTATCAATCCAGTGGCGCATCCAGAGACGCTACAATAGACATAGCTCTCGTTGTTCTGCCTCGTCCAGTAGACATCTCTTCCGCCAATCTTATAAGTGTCATTAGCGGCAATAACCATCTCCGAGGTCGTGTTCACGATTATCGGGTATCTGACCGAATAGGTGGCGTCCCACCATGGATCGAGAATGAAGTCCACGTCAGCTATGTTCAGCCCGAACTTCCAGTAGATTCTTCTCGTCCCGAGCTGCGGAGGATATTTGACCCTGATTATGAACTTTCTGACTTGATTCTTAGAAAATGGGGCTGTGCTTATGTCCTGCTCGACTTCCTCTGTGTTTTTCACCAGATGCCATCCCGTTATCTGGACCGAGCAGTTTGCTATCGTAGTCCCGTTCGGGGCGGTGTAAGGATTGCAGACGTCCCCCCACTCAGCAATGTTGCTCACGCTCGTCTTCTGGACAATCTCCTTCACTTCCACGGAATCTATATTCGTCCCAACAACGTTCGAGATGAATGACTTCAGCAAACTCTCGTTCTTGTAATCATAACTTATCTTGCAGGTCCATTTCAACGCAGGCCATGTCCTCCACAGTTCAGCCTGCCCTGTCAGGAGATACGTGCCGTTCGGGAACTTCTGAGAGAGCTCCTCTATTACTTTGCAGTCCCCCAGACTGGTGCCGTTGATATGCCTGTAGTCTGTGGTGCCCTTGCCCCATTCGCTGCTGCTCTCGTTTATCGCATCGCATTGGTAATAGCACCCTGACTTCTCCGTGGAGACTTTGGTTAATGGTATCTTGAAAGTCGTCGAGTCTCTTATCTCCAGAATCGCGTAGCTCTCTGTCAGGCCAGCAGAAGATTCCTTCAGAGTTACAAAATCTGTGGTCGAATATCCCTCGAAGACTGGGTCGTAGTCGTTTATCAGTCCTGTCTTCAGGCCCCACTTCACAGTCTTGTCTATAGGCTTCTCGACAACAACCTTGAATTCATACTTGGTCTCGTTCTTCAGGCAGGTTCCGGCCTTGAAATTATAAATCTTCCATCTGGCAGGATTGTCCGCCCTGTATCTCATATCGGCCTTGTAGACAGTTAGATTGATTCCGTTGGTGTCATTAAGATATAATTGGAAGGTGCTTCCGAAGCAGAGATTCCAGTCCGTCAGAGAGATGTTGAAATAGGCAATGCATGGCTCCTCTGAATTTCCCGCGCATTTAATAATCTTCTCGCCCAATTCGACTGTTATCCCGTAGTTTGTCAGAGTCGCCAGAAATGCAAGAAAAGCTATTAATCCTGTTCCACCATAGACGAATAATTTTTTCGTCTTGCTCATTGCTCTCTTGGTTGTCATCTACCTATCAGCCCCTTTCTGCATGGTTATGGTGAAGCCCAATCTCATCTCACCTTCCTTCATTATCGTGGTCTCGTCCGAGCCGACCTCGGTCGATTCGTCTGTGAACTGCATGGAAATTATCTGCACTGTCTCCGCGTTTGAATTGTTCCTGTGCTTGAATGTGACGCTTCCTCCATGCTCTGCCATCGCTATCAGAAGATTCTTCTTGTTGACAGCTGTGGCAGCTGTGGAAGGAGAGACACCAGTGAGATTTCCAGAATCATTCGTCAGAATTCCTGTCACAATAATTGTCCATTTAATCTGCTTCAGATCAACTATTATACTTGAGGATGCATAGTTCGGCCAGTTCAACCTGCTTCTCGGCCTCTGGATGTTAGCAGCATATTTCTTCTCTATGTTCTCTTCTACCTTCGTCACTTCGGAATCCAAACTCAGCTGAATATTGGTTCCACTAAATCCGAACGCATTCCCGTTTGTTGTCAATGTCTTTTGGATATAATATATTACCATCAGTATCTCACCCTCGCCAGTTCAAATGCGAATTTCTCGGCAATCTCCCTCGCTATCACATCCACATTTCCTCCGATGGATGCTGTATTGATTGTCACGTTTATCCCTCCTATGCTTCCAATCCTGTCCAAAGGAATTACTGCTTCAGGTCCTCTTTCACCAAGCAGAGCTGTCATAGGCCTTCTTATCAATCCTCCCTCAGCAAGTCCGAGCGCTCTTCGTGCATCTGTGACGGTTGCGTATTTGCCTGTCATCATCGCCGCGCTAATCAAATCACCTTGCTGGCTTGAAGCCAATGATGTTGTCATTGGTGTGCTTGTTATGGTGGTTGTTGTGGTTGTCCCTCCGAAGGGATTTATTTCAGGTTTTCCAAATGTCCCGCTTGGAACTGGCGTGACGCCTGTCATCAAATCCTTGCATTCCTTCACCTTGGCCTCTAATTCTTTCTTCTTGGAATCCATCCCTGAAATCATGTTTGCAATGAAACCAGTTCCAAGGGCAGTTCCGATTGTTCCTGTATCTGTGGATAAAGTTGTGAGGTCTGTCTTTATTGTGGAAGTAGCGGTTGATACAGAACTGCTCCAGCTTCCTGTGTAAGTCGTAATTTTATTGGTTGTTTCAGAAAATTTATCAGTTGTTTCAGAAAGAGCTTCTCTTACATCTGGAAGATTTTCATCTTTTATCAATCCAAGTTTTTTGGCAAATTGTGTCAAGGAGTCACTTGTCAAGATCCCAACTGCCTGTCCAAGCCCACTAAAAGTAGTCATTGTTCTGCCAGATTCGGTTGACAATGCGGCTAATCCTGTTCCAGTTCCCAATACAACACCAGCCAATGCCCCAAGATTCCTGCCGATAAGAGGAATGGCTTCTCCTAATGCTGCTCCAGTCTGGGCTGCCTGTGCTGTATAACTGACTAAATCAGCAAGCTGATTGGTTAAAAGAAGCGCGTCTCCTTCTGCCTTTTTCTGGGCATCAGACTGCGCATCCCATTCGTCTCCCAATGCTATGACATTGTCAAGCTGGTCCAATGCAGTAGGAAGATATTTGAGGGCCAAAAATTGCTGATAGAGTTCGGTCGCTCCTACCATATCCAAGGCAGGATCCAATAAGGATTTCATCGCCTTCCCCACGGCTTGGAAGCCGAACATCAACGGAAGGGTTATAGACAATGCCCCCAACATCGAACTTTTGAGATTCTTGCCAAGAAGTTTGATTTGCTTGTCATACATAGCCCAGCCACTACTTGCTGTTCTTATCATTTTTTTAGTGACTTTCTGATATTCTCCTCCCTTCTTTTCTAGGGTTTCCAGCCATTTCTCAGTCTTCCTTTTCTGGCCTTCCCCTATGATTTCCCATTTTTCCCTTATCACCAAGTCTTGATATAGTGTTGGCATTTTATTTTCTCCTGATTTTGAGTCTTCTCATCTGCTTTGTTTGCTCTTTCCAATCGTTTTCCATCTCGTCTAACAAATCCAGCACAGTCGGAATTGGCAGTTTTTTGAACTCCTCGAATGGAATCCAGCCGTATTCCTTCATAAATCTATGATGGAGTATTATCAGTTCATTTCTCCTCTTTGTTAAGTTTTCTAATCTTATCAAGCTTCTCTTCCACCTTTGCTGTCTTACTACCAAACCTGTTGACTTCGAACACACCATTCAATAGCGTGAAAAAATGCTTTTTTGTGATGCCTTTTAGAACATCTTCTGAGATTTCTGGATAAGACATCTTCAATGTCTCCAGAATGAGTTTGCTTGCGACTTCAGTCCCTTTCACGATATTCTCCTGTTTTCCATTAGCCATTTCAATTGATACATTGCTTGCAAATAATAGGTCTCCTATGTATTCCATTCCCAGAGGTTTGAGCAATATCTTGTCCTTGTTTCCTTCATCGTCTACTATTTCAACTTCTATTGGTTTGGCCAAGTGCCTTTCCCATCTCTTCAATTCAATTTCGTCCATTTTCTCTTCCTCCTTTTCTTAATTTCTTCCCTGAAAGTAAAGTTATTTCCTTTACTTCCTCGGGTTTCTTGTTCTCCAGAGCTATAATCCTCTCCTCTAAAACAGACAAAACATTTAACATTCCTGACATGTCTATCATGCTCTTCAGCGCCATTCCATAATCCGAGCAGAACTCCTTGTCCGCATACTCCTTGAAAGCCAAGAAAGTATTCGAAGGGATTCTCTTGATGAAGAGATTGGCCCATTCAAACCCGCAGTTCGAGCATTTGAATATGCCATTCTCTCCTTTCTCCACTAAGTTGTCGCACTTGAAGCATCTTTCGCTCTTGTGATAGTTTATTATTTCTTTGGCCTGTTCTAACATTTCATCATCCAAATATATTTTTATCTATATGCCTGTCCACGAACATCCCGCAATAAGTGCAGACTTCCCTGCCCGGAGGCAAAACCATCCTTCTGACCTCGTCTCTGCTCAATAGTCTCTTCTCTCTCGGACACCAAGCATAGATTCCTCCTCTTATGGTTTCCCTCATCTTCCTCTGCGGGAATCTCTCCCTCCCTGTGATTATCATAATTTCACCATATTATGTGCCTTACAAAATTCATTTTTACAATCAATATAACCATAATTTTCAAATTCTTTTTTATTCATTTCAAGAGGACATTGACAATGCCAGCAATATTTGTTTTGAATAGCATTTTTAATTGTTGCAAAATTTCTATTACGGAAAAATGTCGCTTTTCCTTGTCTTATCCAACCAAGTTCTAATAAGGTATTGCAAACTAAACAATTCCATATTCCCATGATATCTTCAATGTCCATTTTGCATTTCGGGCAATGTTTTTTCATTATCGATTCCTCAATATCCTGTAGTTGAATCCAGCCGACTGGATTACCAATTTGCAATTGTAGCATTCCAGCAGTCCTTCTGGCAATACGAAACACTGCCCCCCGCATCTTGGACAGCTTCTTACTGGAATTTTCAAAGTCCTCTCTGGCCAAGATGGAATTATTTTTGGACGTTTGGGTAAGTCCTGTGAGCCCATTAGTCAATCACCTTCTTCTCCTTCAATCTTCTAATTAAACTTGCTATCATTAATTCCAATCTGCAAAGCCTTGCCGATAATTCTTCTTTGCTTATTTTATTTATCCTTTTTTTGAAGCTCACTTTATGAGCCGCCATCTGCTTATCCCTCCAATCTGTGTTCTCATGGGTTACTCTGAGAGGATCCAGCCAGAATTCAAATCCGGCCGAGTTTGCTCCAATCATGAACCATATGTCTTCTCCAATGCCGAAATATGGGGTGTATTTGAATCTAATTCCTGTTTCCAAGACTTTTCTTTTAATTAGACATGGACTGAGCGCGGTTCCCCAGACTTTTGTCAGTCCGTTGAATTCTTTGATTTCATCCCAAGTATAATAATTTAATCCTCGCTTGCCTCCCTTAATCAGATAGCCGTCCTTCAAGACAACTGGAAACTGCCTTTCTCCGAATCCTGCATGGCACAGGAATCCCACAATATCTTTATCATGGTCCATCAGTCTTTCGATTGAAAATGCTGGAGGCAGGGTATCCGTGGATACTATGAAAAGATAGTCATATCCACCATCGATGGCATGTTCAATCAGCATGTTGAATCCTTTTACCAAAGTTTCAAAAACATTTTTTTCAGGCTCGATATGAGCAATCGTCCATTTCTTATTCCCATTTGTCAGGGAAAGCAATCTTTGATAGAATTCCTGCCCTTCACTGTTATCTATGAGCAAGACATCAAAATTAGGATAAGTGAAAGAATTTATGCAGTCGATATATCTATCGATAATATAATCATGCAATCTGCTCGTTGGTGCGCCAACTAATATTTTCTTCTCTTCCATGGTCTCTTCCTCTAAATTAAGAAATCTAGAAAGTATATGCTGTTGTTCCCGTTGGCGGATAGTTTGTCGAACTGTATGTGTTCAGCGTTGTCAGAGCTGTTGCGTCTCCTGAGTCCTCTTTTATCAATGCCACCCCATTCTTGTTGAATGCTGGACATTTGAATGCAAACGTGACTTTCAGGATTCCGTCCGTATAGCTCGGTTTCATGCTTGTCATGTAGGCATGGGCAAATATGATTCTATAGGCATTTGTTGTTGCTGCTGTTGCACCTGCTCCTGATGTCGCTGCCGTATCATCAGTCCAAAGTATCGCTATCCTGAACAAATCCCTGTTTATTGAAGATACTACTGCCAAAGGCTCTGCTGTGTCCCATGTTCCCCCATGGAAAGCTACTGAAACTCCTGTTCCACCTGTAGCATCTATATCCACTGGATAGCCTTCGAATGTTACTGTAGTAATGTCCTGTGGAATTTTCTTTACAACTCTTCCACCTATCAAAGTTGGAAGTTGTTCTATGTCTTTGTCTCCCATGTCTATGTCAATTGTCTCTGTGATTGCCGCATACTGGACATCCGTCCCGCCACCCGCCGCATACTTTGTGATTGTCACAAATGCTGTTTCAGACCATGCTCCCGCGTTTAATGACATGTTTATTCACTCCTTTTTTTCTTTTCTTCTTCGATTTTCAGAATCTTCACATATCGTTTGCAATGCTTGCAAACAGCTGGGGAAGACTCATACTCGTCGATTCTATCACAACTCGGGCATTTACCTTTCATTGAATCCACACTCCTTCAAATTTTTTACAACGATCTTGATGGACTTGTAGGGCAAGTTCGCTGTTACTGCCGCTACAGCTGGCCTTATGAACGGCTGCGCCTGGACCTTCCATCCTCTTGATTTTATTATGCCCAGCCATCGTCCGGCCCAGTTGCCATATAATCCCTCTCCGAGCTTTTCCATCGCCCAAAGTCTTAAGAATGGGTGTGTCGCTCCTTTTGGGATCATATGTCCCTCCTCAAGAAATCTTCCATAAAAATTCATGTGTATATTATATCCGTCGATTGTCTGCCTCGACTGGATTGACTTCATCAAGTTCCCGTGCCAATAGGGGACAATGGATTTCATCATCTGGACCAAATCCTGTGCATTTTCCCTGCATATCTCTCTCGCTGAATTCTTTTTCTTGTAATTTGCCAGTTTCCGTTCCAAATCCTTCACTCCACTGATATCAACGAATATTGTCGCCATTAGCTCCCCGTCCATAAGTAAGTGAAAAATAAATTCATGTGCCAGACTGCCTTTCCCTCCTCGTTTGACAGAAAAGTATAATTGAGGTTTGAAGTGACCCTTCTCCCATACCACCAGTATCCCTCTCCCTTTGTCGTGCTCTCTGAGTTCTGGAGCGAGTCTTTCACCGCATCTGTCAGTATCCTGACGTTTCCTTCTCGTCTGTCTATGATTTCGATGTGAACTGTCAGTTCGCTCAGATATTTCCTGAGAGTGAGCCTTCTGTCGGATATTTCTGGAGTATGAACAATTATAAGAGGAAATCCGCCTTCCCTCAGCTGTTTAACTGGAATCCCGTCCATTATTTTCATGGTGGAAAGAGAACTTGTGGCTGTTCCTTCTGCTGTCGTAAATGATAAAGTTGTAGAATCAGAATTGAGAATATCGATTATCTTGCTCTGTAAAGTCTGCACTACGTTTGCCATCGATGTTGTCATTTTATCCCAGCCCAAAGCTTTTTTGTGCCTATGGAAAACCATAGACGAGGGAATCTATTATGTTGTTGTTGATTAATTATTTAGAATTGTTAATATTTAAAGGAATTTGTTTAAAACCCACATCATAATAGGCAAGATTACAACTATGACAGCTATCGTTATTTTATATCTCTGTTCCATTTTGCTTAAGCGCTTGTCTATACTATTATCCATTGTATCGGGCTTGCTCAGATCTCCAATCAGGGCCGTTTTGATTTCTTTAGTAGTAATGGCTAAGTTTCCCATCTCCTTGTTTATAGTCTCCATATGCTCTTCTAGGACAACGATTCTTGAATTGATAGAATTTCTTCTTGCCATTCAAGCCAGCCCCCTCGGCCCGAGCCATTTGACTTTCTGGAATATCCTGTCAATCTGTTCTGCTCTGTTCGGGTCATTGTGTATCAGATTCGCGACCATCAAAATAGCAAGTTCCCTGATGACTTCGCTCGGCTTTGAATTGCCATAAGTGTAAGAGACTTTGATTGATTTCGGCCCAGAAGTGAAGCTTGTTATCTCGGCATTCCTATCAAGAACGATGTATCCTTCCTCATAGAGATGGACTCTGGTTATAGTTATCGAAGTATAAGTCCCGTCAAGGTTGTCGTCTATCGATACTGCCGTGACCGACTGCAAATCAATATTATTGAGCCAGAGCAGGTCCGTATCATCCCC